CCAGTGCAACTCGTCGAGCGGGCTATTCGCAATAGCAGCAAACCTGGCGATATTGTAGCTGACCCCTTCCTCGGCTCAGGCACCACGATGATAGCAGCAGAGAAGCTGGGGCGGCGGTGCTATGGGATCGAAATAATGCCTCGGTATGTGGATGTGGCGGTACGAAGATGGGAAGAGATGACGGGCGAGAAGGCGGAGCTGCTATGAGAGAGACGCCAGCAGCGCAAGAGGGCTTCGAAGATTATTATAGCCTTGGGCCAGAGCGCAGCCTAGCCAAGCTTGCTAGGGAATATCAGGAGAGGAAGGGCAGAGGTGAGGCCGTTCCGACTGCATCGGAGAAGACACTCTGGGAATGGTCTCGCAAGCACAACTGGCAGCAGCGCATCATCAAGCGCGTTGAAGAGGACGCCGCCGAAGTCCGCAAGCAGATGCAGGAGCGGCTGATAGGAGTTAGCAAGCGAGTTGCCGCCTTTATTGAAGTTGAATTAACCAGGCTGTTGCAACGGCTAAAGAATACCGACGGGGAGATACTGGCCGACTCAGTGGCCGATGTGGAGAAGCTGACGAAGCTCTACTACCAAGTAGCAGGGCAACCACTGGCAGACAAGATAGAGTATGGAGGCACCCTTGGCGTCAAGCACAGCGGCGGAATAGACCTCACTGATGAGCCTACCCGAAAACTTGTTGAACAACTTGAGGACAGACTTGTCGAGAGCCACGCCGGCGATGCTGGCAATCACGCTGACTAATGGCCGCTGGCAGCGCCCGCCGCACCTCAGGCTGTTAAATCAAAAGTTGATAGATGTAGCATACGGTAAGTGCCCGCGGCTGCTTGTCACAATGCCTCCAAGGCACGGGAAGTCGGAAATATGCAGCCATTGGTTTCCTGTTTGGTACCTGAGCACCTTCCCACAGAAGCGTATAATCCTTGCCAGCTATGAGGCCAACTTTGCCGCGAGTTGGGGGATGAAGGTTCGCGATTCATTGCGGGACGCTTATGAACAGGGCCTGTCTGATGCTGCACGGGGTGAGTGGCAGCTTGACGGGTATGATGGGGGTATGTATACGGCGGGTGTTGGCGGTGCAGTTACGGGGCGTGGTGCAAATATATTGATAATTGACGACCCCGTAAAGAACGCGGAGGAGGCCAATTCGCCTGTCTATCGTGAAAAGGCTTGGGAGTGGTACAGGTCAACAGCCCACAGCAGGTTAGAGCCCGAGGGTGCCGTCGTTTTGATAATGACCCGTTGGCATAAGGACGACCTTGCGGGGCGGCTGCTGGAGCAAAGCACAGACGAGTGGGAAGTTATTAACTTCCCCGCTATTGCCGAAGAGGATGACGAGCTAGGGCGCAACGTGGGCGAAGCATTATGGCCTGAGCGTTTTGACAAAGAAGCACTACTTGCTATACAAGAGACCAGTGGCAGCTACTGGTGGGCAGCACTCTACCAGCAGAACCCCACCGTCCGCGAGGGGGGAATGTTCCGGCGCGAATGGTTTGAGATTGTTGATAAGGTGCCAACCGAAGGCGCAAGGTATGTTCGTTACTGGGACAGAGGGGCGACAGAGAAGGGGGACTGGACGGTTGGGTTGTTGCTTGGGCAGCAGGGCAGAAGATTCTTCGTGAAGCACATCCGGCGGTTTCGGGGGACACCTGGTGTAAATGCTGAGAATATATTGGCACAAGTGCGGGCCGATGGTAAGGATGTTCATCAGCGCATGGAGCAGGAACCAGGTAGCAGCGGGGTAGATACGATTGACGCCTATAGCCGCTTGCTGACGGGCTACAACTTCAAGGGCGACCGGGTGACTGGTGATAAGGTTATGCGGGCAGAGGGCGTTGCCATTGCCGCCGAGACAGGCAACATCAAACTCTTGCGCGGTGAGTGGAATCAAGCATTCTTGGATGAGGTTGATGATTTTCCACACGGGATGCACGATGACCAGGTTGACGCACTCAGCGGGGCATATGCCGCACTCACAGAACCCGTACGCAAGAGGGCCAGTATCCAGCTTGTGGAGCCCGTCCGTCTTTAGAATGGCCCACCAGCGCGTCTGACGGCCCCTGGGCGCGTTTCTTTTTGGGGGTATAGTCTTACCCTTACCCAAACCGAGGAACGCCTTATTACGCGATTATGAGACTATTACAACGTTCGCTAAAAAGACTTGCTGATGCTGCAAGCGGTGGGGAGCTTTCCCGCCTTAATGGTGACCTCTACAACACGCGGCTTCAACTGAAGGAGTCCAGCCGTGAAATAGAGCGGCTCAAAGAGGATGTCGGCTGGACACGGTTATCACAAGAGCAGAAGGCGGAGAAGCGCCAGGTTGTCCGTGACAATTGTCGTTATCAATTCCAGCGTGGTAGCGTCTTTGTCAAGGGCGCACTGCGCCTAATGACGGAGTTCTGTTTTGAGCAAGGCATTGATGGGCCGGTCAGTAAAGACACGCGCCCAGCAGTACAGGAGGCTCTTGATAACTTCTGGGGAGCGCAGGACAATCAGAGTGCCTTATTTTCCACGGTTGCCCAGTATAGGGCGTCTAATCAACTCTTGGTTGATGGTGATTACTTTGCCATACTGCGTGGCGGGGCCGAAGGCGACACGCGCACCGCCGTTCGCTATATGCCTGCTAAGTATGTGATACAACCTATCGTTGACCCCTTCGACCTCACACGGGTATTGTACTATAAGTGCCACATTCCCGACCTGGAGTGGGACAGTGCAGAAAATAACTGGCGGGAGAAGGACACAAAGAAGGTTGTCTTCTACCGCGACATATTCAATACAGAGGAAGCCAATGACCCACTTCATGATAGGCTCGGCAGCAAGGCCGAGAAGGGTGCCCACCTTCTGCACATTAGTATAAATGCAATTGACGCTGGTGGCTTTGGTTGGCCAGAACCAGCAGTGAGCTTGCCGTGGTTTATGCTCCACAAAAGGACCGCCGAAGACCAAGGTACTGTCAGTGCAGCAACGGCGGCACTGATGAATGTGCTCAAGGTAGATGCCAGCAGTGAGGCCATTGACACCCTTCGTGATGAGGTGCGCGATCGCAGCCAGTGGGCCGACGGGGAGGCCAATGAGAATATTGCTGCCCAGATAAACTTTCTGAATGCACAGGCTGAGTTGTCCGTGAACAGGGCTTCTTCGCGGGCAGGGGAGGCGGAAACCAATAGCCGGATGTTTCACATGGCCGGCGTCGTGGGGCTGGGCATACCACTGCACTATTCGGGTGACCCAGACAATGCAGGGCTTGCGACAGCGCATACTATGGACAGGCCGACGCTGGTTCATATGCGGGCATATCAGTCTATCTGGATTGACGCCTATCGCAAAATGATTGACTTTGCCCTGGCACGGATAGGCATTAAAGATGCCCAGTATGAAATACCCGCCCCCCGCATTGCCAGGCAGGACATTGGTGATGCAGGCAAGCTCATTATAGATAGTTATGATAGTGGCCTGTTGACAGCCACCCAGGCGGCATCATCTGTGCTTGACTTGCTTGGGTTCGATGATATAGCAGAGGAATTGAAGGCGCGGGAGGAGGAAATGGCGGCGGCTGAGGATGCCGAGCCAACAGTACTGGAGGAGGAACGCGCAGAGGAGTCTGAGTGGTAAGGGGGACGAATGCTCAATCCGCGCAAGCTGGTTGACCTAAAAGCACTGACCGATTGGCTTGAAACCCCAGGACGGTTGGTGCACACTCCAATCGTCTTCACCAACGGCTGCTTTGACGTGTTGCACCCTGGCCATATTCTGCACCTGGAAGCAGCACGGGCAGAGGGGGACCTGCTTGTTGTAGGCTTGAACAGTGACGAGTCAGTTCGCCAACTCAAGGGTGAGGGCCGCCCAGTGTTCAATGAGTTGGAGCGAGCCACAATGCTCGGCGCATTGGAAAGCGTGGATTATGTTGTTATCTTTGACAACCTGCGTTGCACCGAACTAATCAACACCGTCAAACCTGATGTCTATATCAAGGGTGGAGACTATACACTTGACAATATGGATGCAGGCGAGCGCGAGGCGCTGGAGGCCTGTGGCGCGGATATTCGGTTCCTGCCACTGGTAGGCAACTATTCGAC